CGCAACTCGTTCTCGGTGTACATGGACCCGACAATTCAAGACCCCTGCGGTGCGGATGCCAAATGGTGCTTTGTCACAGAAGACATACTGCGCGCAGACTATGAGCGTATGTTCCCTGATGGCACGCCGATATCCAGCATTCAGTCGCTGGGTGTGGGCGACCAGAGCTTAAACGTCTGGATTAACGAAGATACGGTCAGAATTGCTGAATATTATTACGTTGAGTATGACAAAGCGACGCTGCATCTGTATCCAGGCAACATCACCGCGTTTGAAGGTTCGCCTGAGGCCAAGCAACTGAAGTCGATGGGTGTCAAACCGCTGCGTAGCCGGCAGGTGGATGCCAAACGCGTGCGCTGGTGCAAGACCAACGGTTATGAAATGCTGGAAAAACGCGACTGGGTAGGCCATTGGATACCTGTTATACGCGTAATCGGCAACGAATTTGAGGTTGATGGCCGCATTTACATCTCTGGTCTGGTCAGAAACGCCAAGGATGCCCAACGGATGTACAACTATTGGGTCAGCCAAGAGGCAGAAATGCTGGCATTGGCACCAAAAGCGCCATTTATTGGCTATGGTGGCCAGTTTGAAGGTTATGAAACACAATGGAAGACCGCCAATACGCAGAATTGGCCGTATTTGGAGGTTAATCCAGATGTAACAGATGGTAACGGCGCAGTTTTGCCGCTGCCGCAGCGCGCAGCGCCTCCGCTGCCACAGACTGGCTTAATTCAGGCCAAGATGGGCGCATCGGACGACATTAAATCGACAACCGGTCAGTACGACACCAGCTTAGGAGCCACATCCAATGAACGCTCGGGCAAGGCGATTATGGCGCGTGAGCGTCAATCTGATACTGGCACTTATCATTACGTGGACAATCTTGCACGGGCTATTCGTCATGTTACGCGGCAGCTAGTTGACCTGATTCCGAAGATTTACGACACCCAGCGGGTGGCACGTATCATTGGTATGGACGGCGAAACCGACATGGTCAAGATTGATCCGACCCAGCAAGAGCCAGTCAAGAAGATTGTCGATCCGACCAACCCAGACATTGTCATCGACAAGATTTACAACCCGTCTGTTGGTAAGTACGACGTTGTTGTGACTACTGGTCCAAGCTACATGACCAAGCGTCAGGAAGCACTGGATGCGATGGGCATGATCCTGCAAAGCAATCCGCAGCTCTGGTCGGTTGCCGGCGACCTGTTCATCAAGAACATGGATTGGCCTGGCGCGCAGGAGATGGCCAAACGGTTTGCCAAGATTATTGATCCGAAAATCATGCAGGATTCGGACGAATCGCCTGAAATGCAGCTGGCCAAACAGCAGATGGAAGCGATGGCCAATGAGCTTAACCAGCTCCATGACGTCATGCGTAACATCAATAAGTCGATTGAGATGCAGGATCTGGAGCGCAAGGAATTTGAGGCGCAGATCAAGGCATTTGACGCTGAAACCAAGCGAATTTCGGCAGTTCAGGCCGGCATGACCGAACAACAGATTCAAGATATCGCAATGGGCGTCGTCGCAGCAGCGATGGAAACCAACACCATGCTGGCTAATTCTGTGCGTGAGCAGGAACAGCCGATGGAAATGATGGAGATGCAGGGCATGCAGTCACCTATGCCGCCAGAACAGATGCCACCAGAAGGAATACAACCATGAAATGCGCAGATTTTGTAGGGATGCTGTTTTTGGCGCGGGATGTGGCACACAGCGTGCATCTGAACACCCGCAGTTTTTCCAAGCATAGCGCGCTAAACACGTTCTATGACGAAATCGTCGATTTGGCCGACAAGTTTAGCGAGGCGTACCAAGGTAAATATGGGCTGATTGGCCCAATTAGCCTGTTATCCGCTAAGAAGACGGGCAACATTATTGAGTTTTTGGAAGATCAGGTCGATGAGATCGAAAAAGTACGCTACGACGTAGTGGACAAGGAATGTACTGCACTGCACAACATCATCGATGAAATTGTCGGGTTGTATTATTCGACGCTTTACAAGCTTAAATTTTTAGCATAAGGTTAATCATGGCAAATTACACATACATTTCGGCTTCGGCCAACATTAAACCAATGGCGGGTAAGCTGAAAGGTATCTTTGTCAGCTCGGCCTCAAGCACCCCGACCATTACGGTCTATGATTCGGATGCTACTGCTACCACTAAGACTATTTTGGGCACTTTTACGCCCGCCGCAGCTACTTCGTACATACTGCCGCTGGACGGCGCGTATGCAAGAGATGGCCTTTATGTAGCAATTGGTGGTACAGTTACGGCAACAATTATTTGGGAGTAAACCGCACAGGTGCGGAACACCTGGGATTCTTTAGGAATCGAAAATGTCTGATGAGATTCAAAATCAAGTAGCGGAAGTACCCGCGTCGGAACAGGTTGCAACGGCTGCACCTGAATCTGAAACAGTTGTGCCGGAGAATGAACAGACCACCGAACAGCAGACTAAGACCTTCACTCAAGAAGAATTAGATGCCATCGTTGGTAAGCGGTTAGCAAGAGAACAGCGTAAATGGGAGCGTGAACAAGCCCGCAAAGCGCCGCCGGCGCAAGCGCCAGCTGAGTTACCTCCAGTCGAACAGTTTGAGTCTGTGGACGCCTACGCCGAAGCATTGGCAGAGCGCAAAGCAGAGGAATTACTGGCTCGTCGAGAAGCAGAACGGCAACGGATGGATTTTGTCGAGGCTTATCACGACCGTGAAGAGGAAGCGAGGAATAAATACGAAGACTTTGAACAAGTCGCGTATAACCCCAAGCTGCCAATTACGAACGTGATGGCGGAAACAATCCAGATGTCGGAAGTTGGACCTGATCTAGCGTATTACTTAGGCTCCAACCCGAAAGAAGCTGATCGAATTTCTCGTTTATCGCCCTACTTGCAAGCCAAAGAAATTGGCCGTCTGGAAGCAAAAATTGCTTCAGAGCCAGTTTTAAAGAAAACAACTAGCGCCCCGCCGCCTATCGCGCCAATTTCTGGCCGTGGCACTGGTGCCCCGTCGTTCGATACGACTGATCCTCGCTCTGTAAAGAGTATGAGTACATCAGAATGGATCGAAGCGGAGCGGCAGCGTCAGATTAGGAAGTGGGAAGCTCAACGCAATCGTTAACTTTTTTTAGGATAAATCATGGCAAACTCGATTCTAACCATCGACATGATCACCCGTAAGGCTCTCGAGATCCTCGAGAACAATCTGGTGCTCACTCGTAACGTAAACCGTCAATATGACGACTCTTTCGCTGTTGAAGGCGCAAAGATTGGTTCTACTCTGCGTATCCGTTTACCAGACCGCGCTTTGGTGACTGACGGTGCCGCCCTGCAAACTCAGGACGACAACGAACAGTACACCACACTGACTGTTGCTTCGCAGAAGCACATCGGTGTTAACTTCACTTCTGCTGAACTGACCATGCAGTTGGACGATTTCGCAGAGCGTGTTCTGAAACCTCGTATTTCTCAGCTGGCTTCTTCGATCGATGCCGATGTTGCTAACGCATACAAAAACATCTATTCGTCAGTCGGTACTCCAGGTACTACGCCTTCGACTTCACTGGTTCTGCTGCAAGCGCAACAGAAGCTGAATGAGAATGCTGCTGTTATGTCACCACGCTACGCAACTGTTAACCCAGCTGCTAACGCTGGTCTGGTTGAAGGCATGAAAGGTCTGTTCAACCCAACAGACACCATCAGCCGCCAATTCAAGAACGGCATGATGGGCACAGGCGTACTGGGCTTCGACGAAGTCAACATGTCTCAGTCAATCAAACAGCACACCACTGGTGACTGGGGCACTTCGATCACTGTTACTTCGACTGTCACGACCCAAGGTCAATCGACTCTGGGCATCAGCTTCACCGGCTCGTCGAAGACATGGAATGTTGGCGACGTGTTTACCATTGCTGGCGTCTATGCAGTTAACCCACAAACCCGTGAATCGACTGGTTCGCTGCAACAGTTCGTTGTGACTGCTGCGACTTCCGGTTCATCCACCGCTACTCTGAGCGTATCTCCAGCTATGTACACTGCTGACCAAGCTCTGGCAACGATCAATGCGTTCCCACAAGCTTCCGCAGTTGTTACGATGGTCGGCTCTGCTGCTTCGAGCTATGCACAAAACTTGGTCTACCACAAGGATGCAATCACATTTGCGACCGCTGACCTGCTGATGCCACAAGGCGTTGACATGGCTTCCCGCCAAGTTCACAACGGCATTTCGATGCGTATTGTTCGTCAATACGACATCAACAATGACCGTATGCCTTGCCGTATTGACGTTCTGTACGGCTACAGCACGATCCGCCCACAAATGGCTTGCCGTATCTGGGGCTAACCTGAAGGGGTGCTTCGGCACCCTTTTTAAAACTTTTTTGAGGAAAATATCATGGCACTTCCTAATGGTTCGGGCGGCTATCAAATTGGTGATGGCAACCTTAATGAAGCAATTATCCGTTCGGTTCCAGTTCCAGCAACTGCAACCGCCACCGCAACTCTGACCGCAGCTCAAGTTCTGAACGGCATCCTGCTGGGCAGCCCAGGCACTTCCGCAGCAAGCTACACGCTGCCAACCGTGTCTGATCTGGAAGCAGCTCTGCCAGCAGCAACTAAGCCAGGCGTTTCGTTTGACTTCTCCGTCGTTAACGTCGATGGTTCCAGCTCCGGCGTCATCACGCTGGTAGCCGGCACTGGCTGGACGATTGTTGGTCTGGCGACTGTTGTTGCTACAGCTGGTACTGCCCAAGCTTTCCGCGCTCGTAAAACAGGCGACGGTGCTTGGACTCTGTACCGTATTGCTTAATTCTAGGGGGCTTCGGCCCCCTTCTTTAAAGGATAGATCATGCCTAACACTAAAGCTGTAGGCGTTGCTTATGCCGACCCTCAATTTGATAGCGTTACTGTTACCGGCGCTTCATCGCTGGCTTCTGTAACTGTATCGACTTTGACTTCCTCGGCAACAACTGACGCCGTAGTAGCTAACGCTACCGCAGGTTTGTATTTTTTAACCACGGCTATTACAGCCAATACGACTACCACTACCGCACCTAAAGGTTCAATCGCTACCACGACCAATGCAACGGGCGCGGGTAAGCTGTTTGTATCTGACGGTACCAAGTGGCAATTTGCTGTTGTAGCCTAACAAAGGCGGGGCTTCGGCCCCGTTTACAAATGATCATATACTTGAGACATGAACTTCATGGCACGAAAGTCGCCACGATGGAGCAGGAAGCCTTAGCTGATGAAGAAAATGGTTGGGTAAGGTATACTCCTGAAACGCCTTCGGCTCCCGAAGCAGCGGCACCGTCCAATGAGTTGGAAACTAAGCGTCGTCGCACACGCGCTACCATAGAGGAAGCGGCATAAGGAGC